TGGTTTAAAAAGAAGTTTCCCCTTAGATATAAATATCTTCAAAAGAGAAAGCGTGAAATACAGAAACTTGGTTCGGTTAAAACTTATGAATTGGAAGAATGGTTAAAGGAGTTCAAGGATGGACAAGATTAAAAAGGAGATATTAAATGTCTGATTTTAGGCTTAAGATATTTTCTCCTGACGGAGAGTGGACAGTTAAAGAGATAAAGAAAATAATTGATTCGTGGTTTAGAGAAGAAACTAAATGTGGTAGAGCATATAAAGTTATATATTCTGTTAAAAAACTAAAGGAATCAAATTATGGACAAGACTGACCTTAAGCCCCATTGGATAAAGTTAATGGATTATGCTAAACTATTAAAGAATGTAAAACTCTCCGTAGATATACAAGATGGAGTGCCGGTAAAGATAAAGATAAAAGAAGTTAGACAAGAAGAATTTGATTTAACCTAATAAACCCGCCAACCATTAGAGGCTTACGCTGACTAATCGGAGGCATAGCAAAGGTCGCAAATTGCGACCATAAAACAAGGAGTGCTATGTCTCTTTCTAACCCCGATAATTCTCATTGTTACTACCATTCAGTATTCTCCGTTCCACAAGTAAAAAATTGGGCTACAAACATCCACAATGGTATGACTAAATACTTTTGGGATGATGCTATTTATTATCTCACAAAGATAATGAAGAGCTTTGCTCCTCTTATGAGATTCTGTGTAGAATTACGCATCGAGGGTAAATCACCAGCCGAAATAGCAGAAATTACAGGTAAATCTGTAAATAATGTGTATTTAACCTTAAAAAGAGCAAAAAAAAGACTTATAAGGGCAGTTTTGTAGTGATTAGGTCATAAGTATATATGAGAGGAGTATTTATGATTACTAGACATAAATTTAAGGGATTGCTGGCTGATATAAAAGTAGTTTGGGTTGATGGTATGGATGGCTTATTATATCCCTTAAAGATACCTAAAGAATATAAAGATACTATTAAATACTCTCAGAAAGATTTAAGACAATTAGTTTGGGCATTAAAGAATCGTAACAGTAGAAAACCATTAGAGGAAGATGGGTTTGAGTTTAATGAAGAGATTAATAAGGCTATCAGTTGGTCAAAAAATAGTAGTTCTCGTTATTATACTGGCTTGCCACTAAATAAAGGTTGTGAAAAGGGTGAACAAGATTCTAATCCTTGGAATCCTGCTAATTGGAATAGTAATGGTTTATTAACAAAACAATGGTGTGAGGAACATAACTGGTGAAACTACAAGCAAAGGGGATATTATGGGAAGACCGAGAAAAACACCATTAGAAGAAGTAAAAGCACGAAACATACAGAAGAAGTCAGAATGGTATCAAAAGAATAAAGAGCGTCTTGATATTAAGCAAAAAGAATATTGTCAAAAAAATAAAGAGCATATCAAAATTATGCAGAATAAACACTATAAAAAAAATAAAGAAAGTATGAATGCTGATTCACGGAAGAATCATCAAGAAAATAGAGAACGTAATAATGCCATTAGCAAAAAATACTATCAGGCAAATAGAGAAAGCTCAAAGACTAGAAGTGTTGAACGCAGAAGAAAGACAAAACTTAACTTAGTTAAACAATTCGGTGGCTTGTGTATGATTTGCGGTGGTGAGTTTCCTCCGTGTTGTATGGATTTCCACCATAAAGACCCTAAAATAAAAGAAAGAGATATAGGTAAATATATGAACAGCAAAAAACTATTAAAAGAAATAGTCAAATGTACAATGGTTTGCAGTAATTGCCATAGAATAATACATCATGGCTTAAAGACTTTGTTATGAAGTTAGAAGCAATTTTAAAGAGCATAAGCGTTAGAAATTCGGACGTTGACTCGTATTTAAAGATAACACTAGAAGTAAACAACGAAGGCTTGGACTTGACCGCATTAAATAACTTGAAGCATAAAGCCTTATTAGTAGATATTAAAGAGAGTGAGCAATAAAATGCCTCGAGGATACAACCTAAGCCAAGTAAACCCTCGTAGCTATATATAGGTATTGATATTAAATACAATATAATACAATATATAAATACAATATTAATACAATATATATTAATACAATATATATATATATAAACAATATATAATATTAATATAATAACAATAGGATATAATATGTTAAATAGAAGAAAGAAAGAGTTCATTAAATACTATGTATTAAGCAAGAACGCTACAGCTTCAGCTAAAAGGGCAGGCTATTCGGAGAGGACTGCTTACTCTACAGGCTCAAGGCTAACTAAGAACGTTGAAGTAAGGCGAGAGATAGAGCGAGAGTTTAGGGAGATAGATGAGAGCTTAAAATGGTCAATAGATAAGATAAAACAAGAGATTACTAAGCTAGCTAACGAGGGTAAGAAAGAGAGTAACAGAGTACGAGCATTGGAGCTATTAGCCAAGATAGAAGGATTATACAAGGAGCAAGGCAATAGCATAGCTATATTCAATGGCTTAGAGGAGCAAGAACAAGCCATTGTTAAGAGTAGATTGACATAAGAGTATGCATAACAGTATGTTATGTATGATTTAATAGTTAACATAAGGTACATTATCGGAAGCTATGTTAATAAGTGTATTATCTATTGGCTTTATACTCGGTGAGGGAAGAGGGTAGCACCCCCCATGGGGGTTGTGTATATATATATTACCACAAACAATATATATTATATTTTTCAAATATCCAAATAGGAGCCCATATGATTCAATGTGTAATTTGTGGAACAGTTTTTACTAAAGAAGGTAGTCCTGAACAATTTGGTATTAAAGATAGAATAATTTATGGTTGTTATAACTGTGAAAAGGGAGATTGGATTAGACATTCTAAAATTACTCTTACAGACCTTGTAATTACAAAAGATTGGGGTTATATCAGAAAAGATGCAAACGAGTATGCAGACAATGGCGAGGTCAGGGTTCAATGTCTCTCAATGAGGCGTAAAGGGGTCTTAGAGCGTTCCAATACCCTTAAAACAGGGGTAGGCATAGGATAGGTCAGATTATGTTGTGGTGTGCTTAAAACGCATCCTCAGGCGATTATGAGCAAGAAAGGTAAAACCAGACATTCTAAGAAACGCAAGTGGAGAAAGCGGGTTAAATAGATATATTACCGGGATTCCCGGGAAAAGATGTTCTTTTAAATGTCGGTGTGGTGTGGTAACCATATGTGGAGCAAGTTGCTAGTGCTTGTGTTGAAGCGTAAGCAGACTAAACCTGAACTGTCGCCGACTTGTATTTATACCCGATAAGGTATGAAATAGCTCTTTTAAAGATTAAATGGGCGGAAAACAAGCAGTTTATACCTCATAGGGTATAGTTAGTTCTATTATGGAACATAGTTTACAATTGACAACCAAAGGTGGTAAGTTAACAACCATAACTATGGTAGATATTAACCGTAGCTTAATGATAGTATATTATAAGAAATGCAAGATGCGGAAGATGGTGAAGTGATGTATAGATACATACAACCAGTTGTATATATTAATACAAACTTGTCACAAAAAGTATATAGTATTTGTGACAACCTAAACGACAATCTAAATGACAACCATTTCAGTTAATAATCATATTTGATAACTTATGGAAATAACAAAAGACCAATACAGGGAATTACATAAGATGTGGTCTAATGACCTCTTAATATGGGTTCAGGACTTCCTGAGACATTATCTAACAAGTGCAATACCTGATTTTCATAAAGATATATATAGTTTAGTGCAAAATGCACAGAGATTGGCTTTGGCAGCTCCGAGAGGTTTTGCTAAAGCACAGTCTTTATGTTCTAAAGTTTTAACTCTGGGTGGTTGGACAACAATCGGTGATTTGCGGGTTGGTGATTTTGTTTTTGGTTCAGACGGAGAACCAACTAAAGTAATTGCGATGACACCGGTAGAGAAAATGTTTTTATATCGGGTGGAAACTAGAGACGATAGAAGTACACTTTGTAATCTAGGACATTTGTGGGAAGTAACTTGTCCACAGAATACTGGAAATAAGAAAATAGTAAAATCACTACAAGATATTTTACAGAATTATAAAAAGGAAAGAATAGATAAAAGGACTGGAGAAAGATATATAGAGTATAAGTATTTTCTTGGTTGGGCTAAACCAGTTGAATTTGAGGACAAGCATCTAATTATAGAACCATATACGCTAGGTTGTTGGTTGGGTGATGGACATAGTAATGATAGTAGTTTTACAACTCAAGATATAGAAATCCTTCATTATTTTCCTTATAAAGTAACTAAACAAAAGGCTAAATTAAGATATACAATCAGAGGGTTAAGACCAAAGTTAAGAAAATTAGAAGTATTAAATAATAAACATATTCCTGAGATATATTTATTTTCTTCTATAAAACAAAGAGAATTGTTATTACAAGGATTAATTGACACAGATGGCACAATAAATGCTTCTGGAAAAATATTTGAATTTTGTAATATTAATAAAAGGCTGATAGATGGCGTAGTTTCTTTGATTAGAAGTTTGGGTGGAACGGCAACTGTGGGCAAAGGAAAATCTTGGTGTAATGGAAAATATCATAATTATTATAAAATTACAGCGAGATGTCCTAGAGAAATTTTACCAACAAGATTATCAAGAAAAAGAAAATTGTGGGAAGGAAGTATAAAAACTAAATCAGCCATAACAAATATTGTTTTTGATAGACAAGAATATGGAAGGTGTATACAAGTAGAAGCTAAGGACGGGCAATATATCACAAATGATTATATATTGACTCATAATAGTATGATATGTAGTGTGTTTTATCCTTTTTGGTGTGCATTGTTCCAGAAAAAGAAAGATATTCTAATTATATCAGCCTCAGAGGGACTCGCTATTGAATGGTTACGCAAGATGCGTACCGAAATGGAGTCTAATCCGTTTATTCTTAAATATTTTGGAGATTTAAAGTCAAATAAATGGACGGAGACCCACCTGATATTGAATAACAAGCAAAAGACGAACATTCGTGCTCGTGGTGCTGGAGGTCAGATACGAGGTTTTCGCCCAGATTTGATAATATTAGATGATATAGAGACTGATGAGTCAGTAGCAAGCTCAGAACAACGCACAAAGCTACGAGAATGGGTCTTTAAAGCTTGTTTGAATACATTGTTACCTCATGGTCAGTTTATCTGGATAGGCACCATTATAAGCCCTTTAGCCCTATTACAAGAGATGTTAGATAGCGATAATGACTGGGAAAAGAGAAAATTCAGAGCTTACAAGGATGCTAGACAGGAGGAAGGTTATGAATTATGGAAATCACTCTGGTCGCATAAAAAGTTACAAGCAAGGAAAAAGGAGATTGGGAGCACCGCTTTTGCCTCGGAGTACCTCAATGACCCTATTCTTAATGAAGCATCACCGATTAAACCACATCAACTCAGGTATTGGAATGAGCTTCCTACTAATTTGTCTACTGTTATTTCCGTTGACCCTGCTTACTCTGATGATGAGAGGGCTGATTATAAGGTGGCAACTCTGGTTGGTATTAATTCTCAACATAATCGTTATCTTGTTAGTTATATACGGACTCACCGTCCTTCTGGTGAATTTATAGATTCAATATTAAATTTATATCTTCAGAACAAAGATACTTTGACAGCGATAGGTGTTCCTAATTCTGGAGTTGAAAAAGAGTTTTTTAATTCATTTGTAAGAAAAGCACACGATAGACACTTATATCCTCCAATAGTAGAACTAAAAAATACATTTAAGAGAGGAACAGATAAAGTTATAAGAAAAAAGAAAGATAGAATAGTGGCAGCATTGCAACCATTATTTGAGTCTGGAAAATATTATATACACGCTAATCATGAAGAAGCTAAAGATGAGTTACTTACATTAGGTGCTTCTCGTTGGGACGATATTGTTGATTGTTTGTGTTATGCGGAAACTATTATAACACCAAATTACATAGAACCAGAAGTTAATAAAAGAGGAAGATACGGAGAATTATTACCAGACGAAAAAGAAATAAAAGTATTTGATTATGGATATTAAAGGAGATAAAAAGTGGCAGTAAAATACCAAAAAGAAGTAATACAACCAGCAGCAGGTATGTCTAATAATGGCATGAATGAGCTGGTTACTAAGATAAAGAATTGGCAATCTGATTCTGAGAATTGGACTGAAACTTGGAGAAGTTCTCAAGACAAGTGGCATAGAATGAGAATGCGAATAAAGAAGAAGAAAACATTCCCATTTGTTGGATGTTCTAATATTCGTATGCCTACCATTGAAATTAAAATGAGAAAGCTCAAGGCTGCTCTTGCTAATGTTATTTTTGGTATTAGACCCATTGTCCAAGCAGTGCCATCTCCATCTGGTAATTGGGAAACAGCACGAAAGATAGAGAAGTTCTTAGACCATTTAATTATGGAGAAAATAAAGATTAAGAATAAATCTTTAATTGCTATAGACCAAACAATAGAGAAAGGATTTTTTATTCTTAAACCATTTTGGAGAATAGAGATAACAAATAGAATTGAAGAATTATCTTTAGATGATATTTCTATACAAGAAGCTCTTTGGTTATTTGATGCTGAAAGACAACCAGAAGAAGTTGAACAAGCTATTATTAAAAGATTAGATGTTGATATGAATGATTTGGTTAAAGAACATAATCAAAAAGAAGTATCAATAATAGTAGATGAATTATTATCTGGTAAAGAAAATGTAAAGTTTGAAATACAAGATGTTCTTTATAATTGCCCTGATGTTGCTTTATGTGAACCAGAGAGAGTCTATGTTCCACCTACTGCTGGGTTTGACCCACAAAAAGCACAGTATATAATCCATGAATTTTATTTACCATTTCACGAATTAAAAAGTAATGGTGAACATAAAAAGTGGGATATTGAAGGAATAGATAAAATTGCCAATAAACAAGATGTTGACTTATCAAGTCATACAATAGATGTAACCAGAGATGAGAGAGAGGGAATACAGAGATTACAGTCAACTAATAATCTTGTAAAAATATGGGAATGTTATTGTTGGTATGATATTAATAATGATGGAACAGAAGAAAAATGTGTAGTTACTATAGCACCTGATTTCAATCAGGAATTAAGAAAAATTACCCTACCTTTCTACTCTGGTAATTTCCCCTTCGTGAAACTATTTTATGAGTTGACCTCCGACAGATGGTTTTCGCATAGGGGAATACCAGAGCTAATAGAAGATATAGTTAAAGAGATAGATATACAACATATGCAAAAGATTGATAGGCAGACACTTACAAACTCGCCTATGTATATCTACAGAGCAGGTATGGTTAATCCTAAGACTGTTCAGTTTGTATTTGGACAAGGTATTCCAGCACAAGGTATGCAACCATTAAATGATTTGATTGCTCCATTAAATTCTCATAATCCTAATGTAGAGTTTTCATATGAAAAAGAACAGATGATACTTGAAACTAAGATTGAAGAACTTATAGGACAAGTTGATTTCTCTTTACAATCTATGATTAATAAAAGACAACCAAGGACATTAGGCGAAGTAGACCACCAAGTTCAAAGTGCTAGTAATGTATTCTCTTTAGATGCTGATATGTTCAGAGAATGCTTTGCAAACCTATTTAATTGGATATGGGATTTATGGTCTCAGTATGGAGATGACACTTATGAGTTTATGTATTTTGGACAAGACTCAAGGAAAGAGGGAGAAAAGATTAAACTTACTCGTGAAGAAACTCAAGGTAAGTATGTTATCACTGTAAGAGGAAATGACCAGAATACTAACCCACAAGTTAAGATGCAGAAAGCCCAGCAGATTATGATGGGAACACAAAATCAATTAGCTATACAAATGGGAGTTATTTCTCCTATACACGTAGCAAATGCTTATAAGAGATTTTATCAGATGTTAGATGTACCTAACTGGGAAGAGTTAGTAGCTACACCAGAACAAATGCAGAAAACTATGCAAGCACAACAGAAAGCAACAGAGGAACAAAAGATGAGAGATGAGTCAGATTTTATTAGACTGAAAGGCGAAGACCTAACTGATGGTGAAAAGATGCAACTATTGCAGAAACGTGGTATCCAACCTGACGTTCAAGGAAGAATGTTAAA